GGGTGTGAGAAAAATCGACCTCCCGTAACCGTCTCTGGCGTGTATTTCACCTTCCGGTGTCTTATGGTAGTCTTTGTGCCCCATCTGGGACTCTACGTAAGCAAGCCCGTCCTTGAGGGTTGCGTGTTTCTTAAAGTACGTGCCGTCTTCGGCGTTGAGTTGTGTGGCATGCTGACTCATTGTTGCTCCTGCCCTATCGGGCGTTTCGTTGCTCCCACCATGGGAGACTCTATTATAACACGGGCGGATGCCCCTGTCAAGTACTCTTGTGTCACGAACTTCAGAACCCAGACCACTCGGCATTTCGAGTATGCCCACGGTCAGGGGTCGAAAGTCTGAGTGCCATATTTGTCCATTCGCCACTGTCTCAGCCACCGATCTTGATGGTCAAGGATAAAGCGTGGCTCGGTCTGGGGTCGGTCATGGGTCACTGCCCGCATTTCGATGCCCGTCACACGGGGCGCGGTCATACCGGTCTGGGTGGTCATACCTCTCTTTTTTTTTAGAGAGAGAGAGACCCTGTCACCACGTATACCCCGTTCTCGCAAGTCGGGGGTGGTATGGTGTCGGACGCCCCGCGCCGACGACCCGCTCCGCCCCCCAGACCACCCCGACCATATGACCACCCCGATTGCCCGCCCCCTGTTACGGGTTCTGCACAGCCCACACTCGGTCAAACTCCCGTGAGGCTTGGTTTCGTACCTCGGCTCGCATCGCCGAAACCCGTTCCTGCCACTTGGTTGTGTACGTCAGGTTTTTGAGGTTGTTTAGCTCACTCGCCCACAATTCGCAAAACTCGTTCTTTGTTTTCTGGACGTCTCCGCCCTGCCAGTTTTGGCACGTGATTGTTTTCATTTTAGTACTCCTCGGATTAGTCCGATTGTGATGATTATGACGGCGTCAGCCATCGTGATATACAAAAGCCATTCGATGATGCCGAACAGCCCGCTCATGTTTTAACCTCATAAACGTTCACTGGTTTGCCGTCGTACGTTGCCGTACCCGTTGGTTGTGTTGTGATGCTCATTCGCCCACCTCGTCTACGTCGATTTCGCCTATCAGCTCACCGGCTTCGTTAGTCACTAAAACCACGTACCCGTCCCTGTCACACCTGAGGCTCGTGTTGATTTGGTCGTCGTCATCGAGACCGCCGATTACGTCGCTTATCATCGCTCTAAAATCGCTTACTTTCATGTTGTGCTCCGCCCCTAGGGGCTGTTTGTGTTCTGGTTTCGCCAAATCGGCTCGTCAGTGCCCCAAATCAGGGCAGACCAGTGGCGTCCTTGCCGTGGTGCTGGTTGGTTTAGTGAAGCTCTGATTCCGTTATGTCGCCTCTCTTGATTGCCGCTCTGATCATGTTACCGCCGTTCATCCGCTGTTGTCCTTCGTTTAGCGGTGACTTGCCGTCAGGACGATCCGTAACGTAGCGTCTGGTAAGCTCCCCGTCGTCCAAATCAAGGAGACGTTCGGCGTGTCTCAGTGTCTCGGTAGGAGAAAGCCCCGCCAAAAACTCGGCTACTGCGTCGCCGTTGTTCAGCGACTTACGTCCTGAGTAGCAGATCGTTGGTTGGTACTTGGTACGGTACCGGAGTAACGTCTCGCTCATTCCCCGTCCTTGGCTTGGTAGGAGGCTAGCCACCTCAGCCAACCACAGAAGGTCTTCGAGAGAGGTGCTTCCTAGTTTCGCTTCACCCCAACCACTCACTTTGTTCAGGTTAGCTACTAGCACTTTACGTTCTTGTTTTGCGTTGCTCATGTCTTACTTCCTGCCCCGTAGGGCGGTGTGCCACAAGCGGTGTGGCGACCGTCTCAGAGTCTTGCCCCGAGAGACAACCAGCTTACCACAGCCAGCCAGCCCCGCCAATATCCCAGTCGGGATATGAGCTTCGCTCCGCGCCTGCGTCGGCGTGTGCGCCCCAGTGTGCGCCCCCGCCCGTTTCCCTTTTACGCGTACGCGCAGTCCCCGACGTGCGCCCGCCCGCGCGGTTTAGCGGGGCGGCGGCAGGGGGCGGCGGCGGCAGTTGCCAAAAACGCGCATATGGGTATACCCGCGCTCGCGCGGTAGTGGGGGTACCCCGAGAAAGGCGGGATGGGACCCGCGCGTTCTTTGAGGTTCCCCATCGACCGCAACGTATCTAGATATTTGAATTGCCTTGCACCATCCTATGTCCTCGCGACTCGGTTCGGGTTATGAATTCGAACGAGCCTTGAATCTTGACACGCGTGTACGGGTGTGTTAGAATAGTTCCTATGATATGTGTACCCGCATGGAGGAAAATATGAATGAAGACTCAACTCGAACCGATGACAAACTCTGTGGCGGAGAACCCATGGTTACTGAAGTCAAGGGAGAGGATGTTGGACGAGAAGTTACTGTCCAGACCGGGGGTAATAGCCCAGGAAGTGCATTGTTGCTTGATACGCAGAGCCAAGAGCTTGAGCCTGCCTCTGAGTGGGATACCTATGTTGACTCCCAAATCCGCTCGGATTGGAAAGACATGCCCTTTGAAGAACGGGCGTTTTGCGACGAGTACTTAGAGAATGGTTATAAGCACAGGTTGGCTGCGGAAAGTGCTGGGTACGCTCTTTCGGCGGGTATTCGGCTTATCAACAAGCCCCTGTTACGAGAATACATCCATTGGGCGGAAGCCAAAAAGAGGTCTCGCACGCTTGTCTCGGAACACTTTTTTGATGCCCAACTCGCAGAGCTGTATGACCAAGCGATCGGCGAAGTGGAGGTCGCATGCGTCACAGGGCAGGGTGACAAGTTCGATGCCCTCAAATTTGACGGAAGATTGGCGCTATCAATTATTCAAGAGCGAGCTAAGATATCTGGAGTCTCTAAGCCCGAGATTGCCGAAGGAACAGGAGGAGTTACTGTCGTTATTGATGTTGGAGCACTTCTTGGCAAAGAGAAACCGACGAAGGTTGTCAGCGAACAATGAGCGCAATAATACAACCATCGAGTAAGATAGTCCTCCCGAACAATTGGGCTGCAAGACCGCACCAAACCCCGTTCATGGAGGCAATGTATGGCGGAACCAAAAGAGCAGTATGTGTCTGGCATAGACGTGCTGGAAAGGATTCAGCTTCGCTCAATTTCACAGCAGTGGAGGCACATCGAAAGATCGCCAACTACTGGCATATGCTTCCAACTGCAATCCAAGGTCGCCACGTTGTGTGGGATTCCGTTAACCCACAAACGGGTCAGCGAGTTATTGACCAAGTTTTTCCGCCTGAAATTCGAGAAGCAACTAATAATACTGAGATGAAGATTGAACTATCCTGTGGCTCAACGTGGCAGGTAGTAGGAAGTGACAACTATGACAGACTCGTGGGTTCTAACCCTTATGGCGTTATATTCTCGGAGTACTCAATTGCTGACCCACGAGCGTGGGACTTTATTCGTCCCATACTTGCAGAAAATGGCGGATGGGCAATCTTCATATATACTTCTCGGGGAAAAAACCATGGGCATGACCTATATCAAATGGCACAGAACAATCCCAATTGGTTCTGTGAACTTCTAGATATTGAACACTCCTACCGCGATGAAGCGCAGACAGAGCCAGTCATCTCTGTGGCACAGTATGAGGAAGAAATCGCTGCAGGTATGGATCGCCAATTAGCTCTACAAGAATTCTATTGTAGCTTCGACGCCGGTCTATTTGGCGCATTCTATACAGACCAAATGAAACTCGCGGAATTTGGCAACTTCGGATATAACCCGCGCAAACCCGTTCATACTTTCTGGGATTTAGGTCTCAGGGATGCAACCACTATATGGTTTGGTCAGCAGAACGGAAACTACATCGACATAATCGACTATATGGAGGAAAGCAATGTCAGTCTTACTCAATGGTGTAAACGGATCAACGAGCTACCATACAATTATGGTAGCCATACCGCTCCACATGATATCAAGCGACGGGACTATAAAGACGCAGTCTCTCACCTCGAATCAGCAGCGGAACTTGGAGTCGATTTCGAAGTTTGTCCATCCCTCAGTTTACGCGAAGGAATTGACGCAGTTAAGACGTTTATTCCCAGATGTAGATTTAACACGGGTGATACTGGAAAACCAGTTTCCCAAGGTGTCGATGCACTGTATAATTACCGACGTGAGTACAACGATAAGCTTAGAGTTTTTATGGACCGCCCGTTGCACGATTGGGCGTCACACGGAGCAGATGCCTTCCGCATGATGGCTATTGCATGGAATGACAGATTTGAAGAACGTAGTAACAGAAGATTTAGAGTAATAGGGGCATCCGCTGAGACAAGGAAACGCGTGTCAAAGCGACCTAATATGAACCAACAACAAAAGACACCGTGGGGTTATTAAGATGGAAGGGGCAAATATTAAAAAGCGATTCGATGCATTAGTCGAAAATCGTAAAACGCTTGAGGATACATATCAAGTAATCGAAAAATTCGTAGTACCATTCCGTGGGGAATTCTTTAAGCCTATGGCGGAAGAGCAAGAGGTAGATTGGCGCAGACGCGAAATCTTCGACTCTACTGCGATCATGGCTTGCCAGACACTCGCATCCAGTATGCAGGGTTCGCTGACTAGCCCATCAGTAAAGTGGTTCACGCTCGGATTTAAAGAGACTGCGTTGAACGAATCTAACGAAGCAATGCGATGGATAGAAGATTGTGAAAATAAAGTATATGGTGCGTTACAAGATTCAGACTTCAATCTGGAGGCTTCTGAGTTCTACCTTGACCTATCCAGTTATGGCACATCGATCTTGGTCGAGGAAGTTGATGATGACGACGA